AGCCGCACCTTGAGCAGTTGCAGGCGTGGGTCCGGCTCGGTCGCATCCAAGAGCAAGCGAACGCCTACCTGGCAGTTGTGGAGAACCGGGCATGACCGGCGCTGACCTCACCGGATCGTGGCCTGGCCGAGTCAGCTAGGCCGACGCCGTGCTCAAGATGGCAGGTGTGACGTGAGTGGGCGAGCCGACGACGACCAGGTGGAGCGACTGCTGGCGAAGTTGGAGATCCCGCGCAACGGGTTCCGGCTGCTGGACATCAGTATCAGCCCGGTCGAAACCCACCAGACGGGGCGCAGCGTCACCTTCGTGCTCAACGAGCGGTACACCGTCAACTTCCATGCCCCGACACTGCTCGAAGCGCTCAGGATGGCCGACCAAGCCATATGGGAAGCAGGGTGTAGTGCTACGCTCCTCACACCCACAGACGACACCTACGAGGACTCAGATCCCGAGTGTTGACCATCAGCCGCCCAGGCACCCTTGATGCCGGGAAGCGATGAAGGATGCCGGGGCGGCCCGAAGACCCTTGGAGGTCGCTATGCACACTACGAAACGAATTGCCCGCCTGCTCGCTGCAGGTGTTACGACCATGTTGCTGTTGTCGGCTTGCACGCCCGAGCAGCTCGACGTCTACCAGAAGGTCACCGGCGATCAGCTCGACGCCGGCCGAACCGAGGCGCTCCTCGCGCTCGATGACACCCCGTGGCGCCTCGACGACGGTTCGGTGATCCAGGTCGACGGCACGCTCACCCCACCGACCGCGTGCGACCTGGAGAAGACCCGGATCAACACGATGATCTACCACTGGGGTGTTCCTGAGCCAGCGATGGATGCGTTCCGTTCGGTCGCTCGCTGCAGGGGTTGGACCCAGCCCGAGATCGACTCGTGGCTGGTCGCGGTTGAGGACATCATGCGCTTCGAGTCCGGGTTCTGTTGGAACATTCTCGGTGGTGCACGTGACGCCGGGGTCGGGTGCGTGATCGCCCGCCAGGGCCGCAAGGAGGACGCCGGCTTCGGCCAGTTGATCCGCATCCACTACCAGATCGGTCGACCTGGCACCGGGTGGCTGTGCGTGCAGGAAGGGCTGTGCTCGAAGCAGGACATCATCGCATCCCCGTGGGCGTCGATGACCGCGCTGGTGGCGCTGATCGAACGCTCCGGCACCTCAGGCTGGTGCTACGACGATGGCGCTCGCCGGCTTCATCGGCGGACATGTGGACATCCGGGCATCGACGTAGGGTAGGGTGTGATACATGGCCAAGGGAGAGAAGAACTCGACCTGGATCTCGATCCAGTGCACCGAGGATGAGAAAGCAACACTCGACGAGGCGGTGAAGGTGTCGGGCCTGACCCGCAACCGCTTCCTCCGCAACTTCATCGCGTCGCTGCGCAAGTCGTGAACACCTTAGTTCGCCAGGCTCGCCAGCATGGCATCGCCGCCTCGCGCAAAGGCTGCACCTGCGACATCTGCAACGAAGCGAAGCGGGAACACAACAGCCGACCCCGCATCCGCTCGTACCGCCGGCGCGACCGGCGTGAAGGCGACGTGATGTGCGTGTCGTGCTGCTGCTGGTTCCATCCCAAAGGTGTCACCAAGCACGAGGACGCCTGTCACGGCTGATGCTATGGTGACAGGTGACCGGGCTGCCGCATGGCCCTCGCGCTCGACCGATCCACCACCATCGAGAAGCGAGAGAACCCATGAGTGTTGTGTGCAAGATGTTCATCCAGTCCAAGTCCGAGTCCCCGTCGAGCTGCAGCTACCAGCTCGGCGCCGTGTGCCGCGGTGAAGAGAACAAGCACTGGGCTGCAGCCACCCCGTCCGGCTCGATGAAGGTGCCGGCGTCAGACCTGCTCGACGAGGTGTGGGCGGCCCGTGACGCGACCGCGCCAGAGGTGTACGTCACCGTCGAACCTGATGCCGAGGGCGAGTGGACGATGGAGTCGTGCGAGTTCTCCTACGGTGGTTGCGCGGTGAAGTACCGGCGCAAGTTCTACACCGGCGAGCTGTCGCTCACCGTCAACGCCACCCCGGCGACCAAGGTGTTGCGTGATGCGTTCGCCCGTTCGCTCGACGACGGCAAGCCCGCCACGTTCACCGTGTGGGCTTCCACCATCGACGAGTGATCAGGGGGCGATGCGCTCGATCGTCGAGCCCGTGTCGCTCAACAGCCAGGCGCGCTGCACGAGGTAGTTCTGTGGTTCCTTGCCGCGCACGTAGACGCACAGCAGTGTGAGGGTCTTCAGTTCGACGTCGACGTCGACGCTGCTCTCCAGGTAGGCGTGGACCTGCTGTCCGGCCATCCCGACGAAGGCATCGTAGAAGTGCTGCCAGGTGGCGAGCCGCACCCATCGCACCGTCTCCACCCGCTCCACGTCGGCCACCCACGTTTGGATTCCGCCGTCGATGCTGCCATCCGGGGTGTCGTACTGGGTCTTCAAGGTCATGGTCATGTCGTTCTCCGTTCGGTCGTGTGTTCATCGTCATCGCTGGCGACAGCCCGAACCCTACAGGAGCACTAGACCTTGGCGCAAGAGTCGGCATATCATGTCGGCATGTCCGCCCGTGTCCGCACCTTCTGGCTTGACGATGCTCTCGTCGACGAGTTGGATCGGCGCGCCAGCGAACTCGACGTCACCCGGTCGGCGTTCGTGAAGGACGTGCTCAGGCGTGAATGCGAGATGCCGCCACCCGAGCAGCCATCTCGGCCTTGATCGCCGGCTGATCCAACAGCCATCGCATCGCGGTGGTCATCGACCCGTTGGGGAACGACTCGAAGAACGGCATCAACGCGACGAACTCGGTGACCGTCACCCGGAACGCGATGGTCTTCGTCAACCGCTCCCCCGTCGCGACCACTTCGATCGCCCCGTCTTCGCCGACGACGATCGTGTGGCCGTACGGGACTTTGATGTCGGGGTGGTCACTCCGACTGGTGGCCGTCTGCGTGTCGTCGGGTGTGTCCATGCGGGACATGTTAGGTCATCCGCCTGAGGAGTGCAAACAGCCCGTAAACAGCACACCCCGCCGGGCTCTTGCGAACCGCAGCGGGGTGTGCGAGGATGACGGTGCGAACTCGTCGAGGGAAGCGTAACACGCCCCTCGGCCCGACGAAAGGCCAGAGATGACAGAAGAGACTTTAGTGACCGTTCGGTCCCGCGAATCAGGTATCGACGGGAGGGTGGTCCGATGGTTCATCCGCTACTCGGGGGAGATGCCGTGGCTCTGCACGTACTGCGGTGAGGCTGAGGCTGAACACATGGACCACATCGTGCCGCGCAGCAAGGGCGGTCAGAACATCGGCAATCTGACCCCGGCTTGCGCGAAGTGCAACATGTCCAAGAAGGACCGCACGCCCGAGCAGTGGATCGCCGCCATGTTGCGCCGAATGCAGGAAGGACAGGCGCCGCCGCGCTACCACCGCCTCGTCGGAAGGTTGCTCTGTCCGATGTCGGCAAAGATCCACGCGTACCGCTTCTTCTACGACGATTACAAGCTGGTGGCCTGATGAGCATCGTGGCGATGTCTCACTGCTGGGGAGAGAACTTCCCGGTCAAAGCGAAGGGCGTGTCTTCGGCGGCGGTCCGGCTGGTAGCCCTCTCGATCGCTGACGTCGTCAACGACGCCAACGACAACGAGTTCTACGGCTCCGTGACGCGTCTGGCCGCGAAGGTGACGTTGTCTCGCGAAACGGTCGGGCTGGTGCTGAAGCATCTCGTCGAAGCCGGCGTCCTCGATCAACTCGAAGAACGCCCCGGAGGAACGACTCGTTATCGCTGGAATGGGGTGCCGGAGATTCCGTCACCCCTGACGGATGGTCCCGACGGGGGTGACGGGACGTCCCGACGCGATACCAAGACAACCCAACCATCCCAAGGTTCTTCACTTCGTTCAGAAAAACTCGATCATCAAGTCGCGCGCGAATACTGGCTGTGGTACGTCGCAGAACACCCCGGCTTGAGACCGACGATCGTCTTCCCTGCGCTCCGCAAGGTCGCGAGCAAGTTACTCGAAGCTGGTCATCAGCCCGACGACATCGTCGACGCGATGAAGACCGCGAGATCATGGACCTCGAAGTCGCTGTCCGACGAGATCGCGCGCAAGCGAGCACTCGCGGAGGAGCGGACGACGACGGTGGCGGTCCCGCACGCCATCGTCCGGGCGTTCGCCAAAGCTGAACCGTTCTTCGACCGGCATCGCACCGGAGCAACGAAAGAGGAACGTCAGCACTGGATGCGGCTCGCCACGACTCTGCGGCATTCAGGGTACGACATCGGTGAAACGATGATCCGCCTCGCCTTGGCGCTGCGTGCGGACTGGATCACGACATGGTCACTGCAGAACATCGAGTGCCCCCGGTTCCCCGGCGAACTCGACGACTACGCTGACTCAATGGAGCGCGCCTGGACGAACCGTCGCTGGAACGTCTCATGAACGAGGCGATCGAGGCAGCCATCAACGAGTACATCGCCCGCGTGAACGACGCCGTAGAGACAGCTTGCGAGATGGCGCTCCTTCGACGGGTTGGTGTTCTTCTCATCCACCACCCTGACGGCTCGGTGACCGTCGGGCCCAGTGCCGACGTGCCGTACGGGACTATCCATGAATACTGACGCCCGCCTCCCCCCGTTCGATCTCGATGCCGAAGCCTCGCTGATCGGCGCCGCCCTGATCCGCCCGTCGGTGATCGGTTCGCTCGCCGGGTTCGTCGACCCGTCGGACTTCTACAAGCCGCACCACGGTCACGTGTGGACCGCGATGCTGGACCTGCATTCGACGGGCGGCCACATCGACGTCGTCACCGTCCATGCCGCGACCCAACAGTTGGATGTGACGGTCCAGATGTTGCTCGAATGCCAGAACGCGACCCCGGCGGTGTCGGCGGTCGGCAAGTACGCCGACATCGTCGTCCAGGCGTCGCGTCGTCGCAAGCTGATGCAGCACTACAGCGAACTCGTCGACAGGTGCTACACGAACAGCGCGGACGAGGTGATCGCGATGGACAACATCCGTGCCGACGCACTCATGTTCCGTGGCGAAGGAGCGGTCGACGGGCTGATGTCGTTGCCCGAGTTCATCGCCTCCACGAAGGAAACACGCGAGCACGGCCGGTGGCTGATCCCGCACATCATGCGACCCCGCTGGCGGATCATCATGGTCGCCGGGGAAGGCATGGGCAAAGGGGTGCTGATGCGCTCGCTCGGGCTGCACATCGCAGCCGGGCGCGACCCGTGGAACTACGACAACTTCATCGAACCATGCCGGGTGCTCTACATCGACGTCGAGAACTCCGACACCACCATCTTGCATCAGGTCGACGTGTCGAACACCGGCATCGACTTCGGGATCGAATGCGAAGACCGCTACCACCTGTGGCGGCGCGAAGCCGGGCTCAACCTGCGCGACCGCCGGGTGCAAGCCGAACTCGACGCCGTCCTGCAAGCCACCCGCCCCGACATCGTGTTCGCCGGCCCGCTCTACAAGCTGACCCGCCGTCGTGCCGGTGAGGATCTGGAGCAGTCGACGTTGGAGATGCTGGAAGTGATCGACGACTTCCGTGTCCGCTACAACTTCGCGATCATGCTCGAACACCACGCACCGAAAGGCTCCGGTGGTAGCGGGTTCCGTGAGATGAACCCGTTCGGTTCGTCGGTGCTGTTGCGCTGGCCCGAGTTCGGGATCACGTTGGAACCCGATGGGAACCCGCTGCCGAACGAGCAGTTCATGACGATGAACGTCGGCCGCTTCCGTCGCGACCGCGAGCCCGCCGATTGGCCGGATCAGATCTCGCGTGGGGCGATGGGTCAGCGCACCGCATGGAACCCGCGGTTCGCCAACGGCCGCAACCGGAGAGGGCTGTGAAGCCGCCCCGAGCGTCCGAACTGGAATGCGAAGCGACCCTGATCGACGCCGCGATCCGTGGCGGGTGGATGGTGCACGGGGTGCGGACCTCACAGACGAACGGGCGGCACATGTCGGCGATCAAGGGCCAGCGCGGCTTCGTCGATCTGGTGCTCTGCCATCCGGCGACGGGCGAGTTCCTGATGGTCGAACTGAAGCGCCCGCCGAACAAGGTGGAGCCCGACCAGAAGGTGTGGCACCGAGCCCTTGAAGCGTGCGGCGTCAACGTGCAGATCTGGTTCGTCCCCGACGAACTCGACGAGTGGGTTGCCTACCTGTCCAACCAGCGCCTCAAAGCACGCAAGACGTAGGGGTTCATGTCAGCCGGGGTGAACTCCATCAGCGCCCCTGCCGCGATGTCGGCACGATGGTGTCGAGTGGTTGATGACATCGGCGCCCCTGAGCCGGTGCGCCACCGGCGAGCGACCGCTTTCGCTTCGTTCTCGGTCATCCCCGCGGTGACGACCCCAGCATCGACGGCCGCTTGCAGTTCGCCGAGCGGTAGGGCGCGCAGAGCGTAGAGCGCCTGCCACGGTCGGGGTAGCTGTTCGAGCGTCGCGGCCGGCAGCTTCTCGTACGCTTCGGAGATCGCCATCAGCCGCTTGGCGGTGTCCAACCCGAACGGCAGATCGTTCTCCACCCACGCCCGGAACGTCTCAGGATGCTCGGCACGGGCCGCCCGCAGGATCGCCCCGACCTTCAACGCCATCCGGTCGACCTCACCGATGATCGCCGCCTTGTACCGGGCCAACCCGACAGCTTGGATAGCATCCGGCTCATGTCGTTGGACCAGCATCAGATCGAAGGGTACCGCATCTGCGGTTGCGGCAACATGGTGCTGTTGGCTGCGGCTGAGATGCAGTCAGGGAAATGCGCCGACTGCTACCAGGCCGACGGCGCCGCGTTGAAGGTGGTCGAGATCCTGCACCGCGGTCGACGGGCCTGCCTGCCGGCGCGACCGTTGAAAGACCGGGCCGGGTCGAAGGGCTCGAAACCGAAAGCGAAAGCGGTGGAACGGGCCAAGCTGGCGGCGCTGAAGCGCCTCCGAGCGTTGTACCCGGAGATGTACGACATGCTGTACGACGAGGAACGGGCATCGCGAGGGCTTTCCCCGATCACTCGCACCGGGCATGTCCCACATGACATGACGAGGCAGACTTACGACTTCGATCCCGTCTACGATGCGCTGATCAACCCCGAGGGCCCCTCATGAAGTCATTCTCCCGCAAGGCGGCGATGAGCGAAGCGATCGACACGTTCGCTGCCGCGCCCGTCGACATGACCACTGCCGCCGATTCGGCGTTCGCTCGCGATGTGGTGACGGTGGGGAAGCGGATGAACACCCGCGGCTGGTCGTGGTACAAGAAGATCGGCGAGATCCACTACGCGGTCGGCCGTTCGGCGCGCACCGCCGGGTACGCCGAGTTGGGCGTGTATGAACGCCGCGCTGATGGGACGCCTGGCAAGAAGATCACCTCGGGCGAGGAAGCGAAGGTTGCCAGCCGGCTGATGTCGTACACCGGCGGGATGCGCGGGCTGATCGAACGGTTCGTGATCCACATGAAGGTGCCGGGCACCACCTGGCTGATCCGGGTCCGCATCGACGGCGAGGTGGTCGGGTACGATTTCGTGTCCGACGGCGAATGGGATCAGGCGTCGCTCGATTCGCTCGACGACAAGGCGAACACTCAGCCGTTGCTACGCAACACGATGCCGCCCGGCAGCACGAATGGCCGCCCCGTCAAGCAGCAGACGATCGAACGACGCGACCTGATCGGGCGCGTGTGGCGCCAGGACGCCCAGTGGGCGGACCTGCCGGATTCGCCGATGTACGCGCTCGACGACACCTGCGAGGTGTTGCACCTGCTGACCAAGGGTCTGAAGGTGAAGCTGAACCAACGCCTGTTGATGAACGGCGTGTGGTACTTCCCGTCGGAGATCGCAGACGTCCGCATCGGTGCACCCACGGGCAAGCCCGGCGAGTTGCACAACAACAAGATCATCGACAACGTGTTGAAGCAGGCGCAGCACACGGCGCTGTCCCCCGAAGACCCGATGTCGCCGATGCCGATCATCGTGTCGGGCCCCGGCGACCAGGCGCACAACGTGGTCTTCGCCGCCCCGGACCGCGAAATCTTCGATGTGGAGATGAAGCTGCGGACTGAGCTGATCGACCGCATCCTGTTCGGGTTGGACATCAACCCGCAGGGCGTGAAAGGCACCACCGAAGCCAACCACTGGGGTGCGTGGGCGGCGTCGGACGACGAGCAGCGGATCAACATCAAGCCCGACCTGGAGACGCTGTGCTGGGCGTTGACGGTGCTGGTGATGAACCGCGAACTGTCCGAAGCCGGCGTGGCGTTGGGGCGCATCGCGAAGCGGATGGTGTGGTACGACCTGTCGGCTGCGGTCGCGAAGACCAACCTCGCTGAAGACGGCCGCCAAGCCTTCGACCGCGGCGGTGTCGGGCCCCCTGGGATGCGACGGATGTCGGGCATCGACGAGTCCGACGCCCCGACCGAGGTCGAGGTGATTCGCATGGTCGGCTGGAAGATGGGCCTGCCCGAGTTGGCGTTGCATGGGATCGAAGCGGCGAAGGACATCGACTTCGAGAAGATCAAGGCCACCAAGTCGGGCCCGAACCCAGACTCGAACGCCCCCGACACCCCAGTCGGGCCCGGCAAAGGCGACCCCGGCTCGACGAACCCCGCAGACCGCAAGAACAACAGCCCCAAGCGTGCTCAGCCTGGCTGAACAAGGAGAACATCATGCGTCAGACCTTCGGCACCATGCCCACCAGCCTCCCGCCCGGCTTCTTCAAGGCCGTCCGCATCCCGGTGATGGCCGAACTCGATGTCGTCACCGGCGACGGCCGGCTGCTCGACTCGTCGGGCGGTGGGGTGCGGTTCATGCCGCAGTCGATCCGCTTCCAGCCGTGCGCCACATCCGGGCACGCGGGCGCATTCCCGTCGGGCACCTGTTTCGAGGTGACGATCGACCCGGACACCGGTGAGTTCTCCGGCCGCGGGTTCCTGCTCGACGACGTCAACGGCCGCCTGCACGCGCGCATGATCCACACCCAGGCGCAGGACCGCAACTCGATCGACCTCGGTGACGTGAAGGCCCGGTACGAGGAAGACATGTCGACGGGCGACTACTGGATTCGGTTCTACCAGTGGAAGGTGGGCGCCACCACCGGCGTCGGCACCCCCGCGTTCGCTGCAGCCCACTTCGAGGTTGACGCGCTCACCCCCGAAGAGTTGATGGCCTCGCTGCTCGCCGACGACGACGAGATCATGGCGTCACTGCTGCAAGATCCGATGGAAGAACTGGTCGCCTCCGTCTGCCCTGTCGACGTCCACCTCATCGGCGCCCCCGAGATCCCGCAGACCGCCGACGAACTCACCGCGTCCGGTGCGATCATCGCCCCCCGCGCAGCGTTCTACGAGCCCGAGGCCGACCACCCGCAGAAGATCATCATCACTGCCGACCGTCGCGTGTACGGCCACCTCGCCGTGTGGGAGACCTGCCATGAGGGCATCGCCTCGGAGTGCGTGATCGTCCCTCGCCCGTCCGACGGGTACGTGTCGTTCAACCAGCCGGGCCCGCTCACCGAGCGCGGCCAGGTGCAGACCGGCCCGATCTTCGCGTACGGCGGCCACCGTCGCGCCGGCACCGCCCCGACGTTGGAGCAGGCGTACGGCGGGATCGAGAACGCCTGGTGTGATGTTCGTGTCATCGAAGGCAAGTTCGGTCCGTGGCTGTCGGGCGTCGTCCGTCCCGACGTGTCGGAGGAGACCGTGTACGCGGCTCGCGCTTCGCGCATCTCCGGTCACTGGCTGGGTGGCAAGCTGAAGGCGATCGTGTCGGTCAACGTCGAGGCGTACTCCGTCGGCGGCACGATCGAAGATGAGCTGGCTGCAGCGTTCTCGTTCTCGCTCAACGACGAGGGAGTGTCCGAACTGGTCGCCTCGTTCCCGCCGTGCCTCGAAGGCGCGGCAGACGGTTCGCAGCAACTCACGCTGGTGCTCAACGTCGACTCGTTGGACCCGGACACGATCGCCACAGCGGTGCGCGATGCCCTCGGGGTCACCGAGACCGAGACGCCTGTCGACTCGTCGGCGGACGACGGTTTGCTGGCTGCGCTGCTGCTCGAAGAACCCGACCTGTAGACACAGGCGTCTCGGCCCGAGCAAACTCCGCCCCACTACTCGAAGTACGAAAGAGGAGGGCGTCACTATGTGGCCCGAGATCCCCGCAGACATCAGCTCGCTCAGCGTCGATGAACTCGCCGCCCTGGCGAACACCATCCGTGACGCTGCTGTGGCGGTGCTGGCTGATGCCGCATCGACGCCGGAGCAGCGCACCGAGGCCGGTGAGTTCGTCGCGCAGCGCAAGCTGATCGCCGCCGCACACGCCGAGAAGGTCGCCGCTCTCGCTGCCGAAGAGGCCGCAGCCGCAGCCCTCGCGGCCCTGGCCGCCGAAGCCGACCTCGAAGGCGCCCCCGTCGTCGAGGAGCCCAAGGTGCTCGCCACTGTCGGCGCGCCGGCGGCTGTCGTCAACGAGCCCGCCCCGCAGACCTCGCTGTCGGTCCCGACGACCCCTGCGGTCCCCGGCAACCGGCCGCTGGCTGCGATCGACTACCTGCAGGCCACCGACAGCTCCGGCAAGGAACTCGGCACCACGTTCGAGTCGTGGGCCGAACTCGCTGCCGCTGCGGTCGCCAAGTCCGCCGACATCGACCCCGGCACCACCAACAAGTACAAGCTGGCGTCGATCCGCGGCAACTACGGCCCGGAACGGACCCTCGGCGACGACATCATGCTCAACGCCGCCAAGTTCGAGCAGACCGACGAGCTGATGGCAGCCTGGTGTCCCCCGGCCACCCCGTACTACAACGTGGCGTGCGCCAACACGCTGCGCCGGCCGGTGTTCAACTCGCTGCCCGGTTTCGCCGCCCCACGCGGCCGGGTGTCGATCATGCCATCCCCGGACCTCGCTGACATCACCTCCGGCTTCGGCCAGTGGACGATCGAAGACGACGCCGATGCGAACGCCCGCAAGAACTGCATCACCGTCACCTGCGGTTCGCCCACCACGTACGAGATGTACGGCGTGTGGCGCTGCATGACGGTGAAGAACCTGCTCGCGATGACCTACCCCGAGTTGGTCGAAGCATGGTTGAACCGTCTCGGCGCCGCCCAGGCCCGCCTCGGCGAGACCTTGCTGCTCGACGCGATGGGTTCCGAGTGCGTGTCGCTCGACGCCCCCGCCCTCGGCTACGGCGCTGCGGTGACGATCACCTCGACGATCCTCAACTACCTGGCTCTGTACCAGGAGACGCAGCGTTGGGACATCACCGGCAACATGGAGGCATGGGCCCCGCGTTGGGTGCTGTGGGGCATGAAGATGGACATCATGCGTCGTCGTCGCACCGACGGCAACGTGGTCGTCCCGTCCGACAGCGAGATCGAGACGATGTTCCGCAACGTCGGCCTCAACGTCCACTGGTTCATCGACACCCCGACGTGGGCGGTCGCGATCCCCGGTGTCGGCGCAGCGACGCTGAACCTGATCCCGCAGTCGGTGCAGATCCTCATCGCCCCTCCCGGCAAGTTCGCCCTCATCGACCGGGGCAACCTGAACATCGGTGTCACCGGCGACAACATGTACCGGGACAACGACAGCAACAGCAAGAACCAGTTCACCTGGTTCTTCGAGTCGTTCGAGGGTGTCGTCAACACGACCACCTGCCCGGCTCACATCTTGGACATCCCGGTCTGCTGGAATGGGGCCATGACGGCAGATATCAACGTCAACTGCCAGGGTGGCGACGAAGTTGGATATCAGAGCTAGCCAGCTTGATTACATCGTCACAAACGTCTAGAGTGGGGGCTGGGGCAACTCGGCCCCCACTGGCGTTTGGAGAAGAAGATGGCGCGACCGATCGTTTCCCGTATCGGCGAAAGGTTTGAGCGGCTGGTCATCATTGACCAGTGGCGCTCCGACGGCGCAACATGGGCGAAGGTCCGCTGCGACTGCGGAATAGAGAAGGCAGTGCGTGTGGCTCATCTTGCGTCGGGCACCACGCGCTCGTGCGGGTGTCTCGTCAAGGACACGCGGTTCAGCCCGATCACCGACAGGACGGGCCAACGGTTCGGGCGTCTCACCGTGTTGCGCTTGGGTGAGGGGCGCACGGCCGGCGGCGGAGTCCGGTGGGTCGTGCGCTGTGACTGCGGCAACGAGAAGGAGGTCAACGGCAACGCGATGGTCTGCGGCAACGTGCAGTCCTGCGGGTGTCTCGTGGCCGACACGCGTCATCACACGCACGGCATGTCGGGCACGCGGGAATACCATGTGTGGAGTGCGATGAAGACGCGCTGCCTCGACCCCGGCAGCCGCAGTTTCCCCGACTATGGGGGGCGTGGAATCACGGTCCATCCAGAATGGGTCGACTCTTTCGAGGCATGGTTCGAGCATGTGGGGCCGCGGCCGGACGGGATGTCGCTCGATCGCATCGACAACGAATCCGGGTACGTCCCAGGCAACGTCCGCTGGGCGACGCGAGCCGAGCAGCAGGCCAACCGACGTAAGGCGGTCAGGAACAGGGACGTGGAGGAGCTGCAGGCGAAGGTCGCCGAACTCGAAGCGGAGATCGTCCGGCTCCGCGCCGAACTCAACGCCAGCACGTAGACATGGGCAACCCGGCGCTGGCAGGATGACGCCGTACCAAGAAGACGTCGCAAGGGGGGACCGAGGAGCCGGGGGGTCTCTCGGTCCCCTCTTCGCGTCGCACGTAGACTCGCTGCACCCCCCACTGTCATGATGGGCGACGAACCCCGGAAGGAACCACACGATGCCTGAGACGATGGCCCCAAACATCGGGATGCTGCCCCAGCCGCAGCTTCTCCCCGGCATCTTCCTCGACGTCGCGGACATGCTCGACCTGGGTTCGGCTGCAGAGCGCTGGATGATCGCCGGGGTCAAGTTCACGCCTCGTACGGTCGAAACCCCGTTGCAGGCCGCCGGGATTGGCGACTGCGCCGGTGGCGTCCCGTTGGAGCCCGTGGCTCGTCCGCTGTGTCTTCCTGCGGTGTCGCAGAACCCGTTCACGCTCGTCGATCTGGTCGAGATGAAGGCGTTGGAGCTGATGGCCTTCGGCGGCGAAGAGGACGTCGACGGCGAGGCACTGGACCGCTTCCGGCATCTGGTGTCGGCGGCGTTCGCGAGCGAGCTGATCTCCGGCACTGCTTCGGGCGGGATCTCGCTGTCGAACTCGGCAACCGCGCCCGCCGGGCTCGCGTTCGGCACCGCCGCCGCACTGACCGCTGCGCTGGCGCTACTGGAAGCCGAGCTGGCGACCCGCCTGCTCAACAGCCGGGGTGTCATCCACCTCCCGCCGGTGCTACTCAGCCAGGCGATCGAGGGGTACTCGCTCACGTTCGTCGATGGTCACTGGACGACCCCGCTGGGCAACATTGTCATCGTCGACGCCGGCTACGCAGCCGCCCCACAGCCGACTGGTGGTGGGGATGCTGCTGGCGCGACCGAGGTGTGGGTGTACGCCTCCGGCCCGGTTCACTACCGGCTGATCGACGGCAAGCTGAACGCTCGCGACACGAGCAGCTTCGCCTTCGCCACCAACGACATCACCCGCTGGACCCAGGGCTACGGCCTGATCGTCTTCGAGCCGTCGCTGGTCACCGCCGCCCAAGTCCTGCAGGTGCCGGCATGACCACCCTCACCGAGGAGCTGATCAAGGCATCGGTCACCAAGTTCGTCGCTCAGCGTGGCGAGAAGTTCGTGCACGCCGGTGGCAAAGGGATGCGAGTCCACACGCCAGGCCAGCGCATCCTGCATCTGCCGAACGGGGCGAAGGTGCTGATCACCGTCGACGACTCGGGTGTGGCGACACAGGTCATCGAAGACGAAGCCCAGCACGCGATCGTGCGCCCGAAGCCGATCTCGATGCGCAACCACCCGCTCGTACCAGGAGGCCACCGATGAGTGCCCGTGAAGACCTGCTGCTGATCCAGCAGACCCTCGAACTGTCCGACGCCCACATCGCCCACAAGGCGCTGCTGGGCACACCCGAGTACGACCCGGAAGCTGCTGCTGCCGCGTCGTCGGCGCTCAACGAGCATCGGGTGTACTGGCGGTCGATCCGCCAGTACGTCATCGCACAGCGCGAGCAGGAGTGGGCGGCCGCCCAGGAACAGGAGTCGAGCGAATGAGCATCACCGCTTCAGGCGCATACAGCAAGACGTACGAGAAGATGTTCATCGACACCGCGGCGGCGTCGCTGGAGTCGGAGACCGTCGTGAAGGGCCTGCTGGTCCTCGACGCGTACACCCCGGACTTCGATGTCCACGACTTCCGTGACGACGTCACCAACGAGGCGTCCGGCACCGGCTACTCGACAGGTGGGGTGGTGTTGACCACCACCGACATCACGCTCGCCGCCCCGGCGGCCGGGTCGATGAAGTACGACCACGACGACCCGTCCTGGTCGGGTTCGACGATCCCGAACGCGATGGCGCTCGTCGAATACTTCCTCGTCGGCTCGGCCGGCACCGACATGCTGTTGCATCTTCTCGACTTCGTCACCGCCGTCTCCACGACCAGCGGCCTGCTGCTCGTGCAACTGGCTGCAGACGGCGTGTGGAATCTCGATCACGTGGCGTAGGTTCGCCTGATGCTGCTGCTCGCCTCCACCTCCGACATCATCCGCGTTGTCACCGACGCTGCCGTCACCGTTGACGTCCACGCCTCGTTCGTGGACAACGACACGGCCATCAACCCGCTACGCACCAACACTGCGATCTCCACGGCGACGACGACCACCGTCGTTGCGTCACCGGGGTCGGGTGTCGAGCGCAACGTGAAGCTGCTGTCGATCCGCAACGAGCACGCCTCGTCGCAGGTTGGGGTGACGGTCGAACACTACGACGGCACCACCGCGATCACGCTGTTCCACTGCACCCTCGCGGCCGGCGAGATGGTCATCCACGCCGACGGGTCGTCGGTGCCGTGGGCGCGTTTCAACTCGGCCGGCATCCCGATGCAGGGAGCGAACACTGGGCATGGTGACGTGCAGGTGTTCACCTCGTCAGGCACGTGGACGAAGCCGACCGCATTCACGCCGAACACGGTGATCGCCGAAGTCATCGGTGGTGGCGGCGGCGGTGGTGCCGGTGCGTCACTGGCCACTGCAACCGTTGCCAAGGGCGGCGGTGGCGGCGGCGGTGGTTCGTGGGCGCGTGGCGTGTTCCGGGCGTCCGAGTTGGGCGCTACCGAGACGGTCACGATCGGTGACGGAGGTGCAGCAGGCGCGCCCGGTGCGGCGGGTGCGCTTGGCGGCAACGGCGGTACCGGTGGCACGACGACCTTCGGTGCCTCGCTGTCCGGTTACGGCGGCGGCGGCGGTCGCGGTGGGGCGATCAGCGCAGCGGCAACGGGCGGCGGTGGTGGTGCGAGCCCGGTCGCCGCCGGGTCGGTCGGCTCCACCTCGGGCGGTGCGGGTGGTATCCCGACCGCGGCCACGAATGCGGCGGCCGGACAAGGTGTCACCGGTAGTGCGCTGGTGTCGACCACGGCCAACGCGATCGACGGTGGCGGTGGTGGTGCTGGCATCGCGGCGACCCCGGTCGCATCCTCGCACGGTGGCGGTTCGCTGCGTGGCGGCGGTGGTGGTGGCGCGGGTGGTTCACACTCGTCAACCCCGGCGATCGTCGCAGGTGGCAACGGCGGAAAGTCCGGCGGCTACTCCGCGTCCGGTGGCGGTGCGGTCGGAACCGATGGCGCGGCACCCACCGCAGGCGCGGCAGGAGCGGCGTGCGACTCGACCAGGGGCGGGGCGGGAGGTGGCGGCGGCGGGACCACGGTCACCGGGTCGACCGCCGGTGGTGCCGGTGGTGCCGGTGGTGTCGGCGGCGGCGGCGGTGGTGGCGGCGGCGTGGGCAGCAACCCCGGTCTCGGCGGTGCCGGCGGCGTTGGCGGCGCCGGATATGCCATAGTCTACACTTTCTGAGCCGGCGATGGACGCCAGCAGCCCGGAGATGCTGCGCCTGGCAGCCATGATCCGCAACACCGTCGTTCGAGTCACCGGTGCCATCGACGAGGATCTGGTGCAAGATGTGTGGGTGGCGCTTCTTCCGCTGATCCCAACATGGGACTCGACCCGCAACGACTCGCTCGCTGGCTTTCTGTCGTCGCGCTGTCGCGGGGCGGTGATCGACGCGCTCCGCAAGCGCAACGCCATCGAAGCACTCTGCACCTGGCATCGCGACACCGGTCGAGCAGCGCGTCGGCCGGCGATCCACGTGCAGGTCGGCATGTTCGGACGGAACCACCTGCGCGACGACGGCCGCCGCCGGGGCATCACCTGGCAATGGGAGATCGACAGGGCGCTCACCGTCGCCGACGGCACCGAGGTCGACGACCGCGACGAACTGGTCCGTGCGATGCGTTCGTTGACCCCGCGTCAGAAGGCTGCATTGTGGGCCGAGTTCGTTGCCGAAGAAGACCAGCAGACGCAGGCTGACCGGTTCGGCTGTACGGCGTCGCGCATCTCGCAGATCGTCGCCGAAGCCCGCAACAAGGCGCGTCAAGCATGACCACACTGTTCACCGCCACCTTCCCCGGTGCTGATGGTTCAGCGTGGCCGGCAGACCTGATCGACCGGCTCGAAGGTGCCTCAACGGCCGCCACGGTTCAGTCCGGCCGAGGCCGTCTCGTTGCCGATGGTGGCGCGTACCGGGCGGGGATTGCGCTTGTTGACCTGGCGAGCGGGACGGTCGACGACTTCGACTTCCAGGGCAGTTGGGGGCTCGACAGCACGACGCAGGAGACGTACCTGAACTGGTACTTCCGCTGCACGGTCAACGCGACGTCGGGGTCGCCGTCAGCGTGCTACACGATCGAGTTGGACACCACGCAGGACAAGATCGGGCTGTGGGAGATCGACTCCGGCGGCTCGTACGCCCCAGTGGTCCAGTCGGTCGCCGCTTGCGGGCTGAACGACAACGTCCGGCACTGGTTCCGGCTTCGTGTCGAGGGTGGTCACATCCAGATGTGGTACTGGGATGACGGTGGATCACCGACGTCGTCCCCGCAGCTCGACTACACCGACGGCTCACCATCGTTCACCACCGGGCAAATCCTGATCGGCCGGTGGAACGGCGCTGACGGCGTGTCGCGTTACGCCGACTGGGACGACTTCACGATCACCGATCTCGTGAACGCCACCGCCACCCCGTCAACGATCGCGCTGATCCTCGCGCCCCAGGCCCCGTCAGTGACGGTGTCTGCAACTCCGACGCCGGCCGTCATCCCTATGTCGTTGGCGGTACTGCAGGTCGGCGCGCCACCGAACATCGTCGACGGCTGGCGGTTCGATCTTGATGTTCGCCAATGGTTCGACCCGACGCTCACCACACCGGGATGGTTCGACCCGGCATGGTACGACGCCATCGAGACAGGATCGAGCGCCACCGCCACCCCAGCGACCCTGCCGCTCGCGCTCACGTTCCCTGCATCGACCCCGTCGGCCGGCGCCACCGCCTCCCCGGCACTAGTCCCGCTCACTCTTGCGCTTCTCAGCGCCGTCGCGTCGGCTGGCGGAACGTCCACCCCGAGCACCATCGCGATGATCTTGGCGTTGCAGAACCCGACACCCGCAGCGGGTTCGACCCCTTCCCCGGCCACGTTGGCGATGGTGCTCGCACCGCAGGCCCCGTCGCTGTCTGCGGGCTCCACTGCCACCCCGGCAGTGCTGCCGATGGCGTTGGCTCTGCAGGCGCCCCAGGCTGGAGCTGGTGGGGCTGCGTTGCCTGACACGTTGAGCCTCGCCTTCACCTTCCCGGCCGCCACCCCTGCAGCGGGAGCGACCGCAACCCCAGCAACAGCGCTGTTCGTCCTCGCGCCCCAAGCCCCAGCAGGATCGGCCGGGTCCACCGTCGACCCGGCAACTATCCCTCTCGTGCTCGCACCGCAGGCTCCGACCACTGCCGGTGGGTCGAGCGCCACCCCGGCAACCTTGCCGCTCGCGCTCACGTTCCCGACGCCGACACCAGCCGCCGGGGCGACACCATCTCCGGCCACCGTGCAGCTCGTGCTCGTCCCGCAAGCCCCTGCCCCGAGCGCTGGGTCGTCCCCTACCCCGGCGGTGCTGCCGCTGACATTGGCGCCGCAGAACCCCACCGCGGGGGCGGGTGCAATCGCTGCCCCGGCGGTACTGCCATTGGCGCTCACCTGGCCTACCCCCAGCCTGTCGGTCGGGTCGTCCCCTGCGCCTTCGACCCTTCAACTGCTGCTCACCCCGCAGGCCCCAGCAGCGTCCGCGGGCTCGACCGTGGCACCAGCGGTGCTCGGGATGACGTTGACGCCACTGGGTCCGGCTGCCAGCGCGGGGGCGCTCGCTTCGCCGGCCGTGATCGCCTTGGCGTTGACGGTGCTCGCCCCCACGGTCGGTGCGGGGGCGAGTGTGTCCCCCGCGACGTTGGCGACGACGTTCTCGTTCCCCGCGTCCACCGTCGCCGCTTCGGCCTCGCCGGCACCGACGACGATCCTCATCTCACTGGCAATGGTCGCCCCCTCGGCGACGGGTGGTTCATCATCGACCGCGAGCCCGACGACACTAGCGATGTCGCTGGTCCCGCAGGCTCCGGCGGTGGCGGGCGGTGCGACGGCGTTCCCTGCGACGTTGCAGGCGTCGGTGTCGTTCCCCGCGCCTGCGGTGTCGGCCGGTTCGACCGTCGCCCCCGCAACGATCGCGATGTCGATCAACCTGCTCGACCCTGCTGCCGGCGGCGGGGCCCAGGTTGCCCCGGCCACGCTCACCATGGCGATCGCACTCCAGGCTCCGGCTGCCAGTGCGGGTTCCACCGCGTCGCCTTCGACGTTGCTGTTGGATGTGACCTACCCGGCGTCGCTGGTGTCGGCGGGCTCGACCGTCGATGTCGACACGTTGCTGATGTCGATCATCATGCCGCTGGTGTCGATCTTCACCGGCACCGTCCCGACCCCGTCGGACATGCTGTTCACCAGCGGCTACACCGGCTGGCGGTACACCGAAGGCTACGCGGACGACCAGCACACCGATGGCTATCCGGGCCGACGGATCACTGACGGCTACGCTGACGAGCAACACACCGACGGCTACGACGGCCATCGTGACACAGGGGGCCTTCACCCATGAGTTCAGCCATGAACCCGTCCACCACCCACGAGTTCGAGATCAAGCGCGGTGACACCGGCCCGGTGTTGGAGACGGTGCTGATCGACGGCGACGGGCTGCCGGTGGATCTGACCTCGGCGATCAGTGTCGGGCTGACGATGACGTTGGCGACCAACCCGCGCACTCCGGTGCTCGTCGCTGCGGCGTGCGGTTTCGCCCCCGACACTTCGGGCGCTGTGTCGTACGCCTGGTCGGCGGCGAACACGGCGGTGGTCGGCCTGTACGACATCGAGTGGACGGTGATCTGGCCGGCGAACCTGGTGATGACGTTCCCGTCGCGTGGCTTCGACAAGGTGAGGGTCAACGCTCGGGCCTGAGCAAAGACTTGCTTCTCGACGGCCACGACCATAATATGTGGCCCATGTCCACCCCCCTGAAGGTCGCTTACCTGGGTAACTATGGTGAGCACAACACAGAATCCCATGTCGCCCGAGCGTTGGAGTACAACGGCCACGAGGTGATCCGGGTGCAGGAGAACACCCCGACCTCGTTCGATTCGATCACGCAGGAGTGCGGCGACGTCGACTTCGTCTTGTGGACCCGGACCGGCTGGGACTGGAACCACGTCTTCGGCTCCAAGGACGGCGACGCCATCGCTCATGCCCGCCAGTACCGGATGCTCGACTGGCTACGTCGACGCCACATTCCCTCCGTCGCCTTTCACCTCGACCGCTGGGTCGATCTCGATCGCAAGTACCAGCTCGCCACCGAGCCGTTCTTCTCCTGCGACCTCGTCATCACTGCTGACGGCGGCAACGACGATCGCTTCAAGGCGCTCGGCATCAACCACTACTGGATGCCGCCCGGCGTGTCACGCGCCGAATGTGAGCCCGGCATGTTCCGCGACGAGTTCCGCTCGAAGCTGGCGTTCGTCGGCTCCTGGCAAGGTCACTACCACAAAGAACACCAGCACCGCTTCGAGCTGATCGAGTGGCTGCGGAAGAACTTCCGACGCGACTGTGCGTTCTGGCCGAAGGAAGGTCAGCCCGCGGTGCGCGGCGCGGCCCTGCGCGACCTGTACGCCTCGGTCGATGTCGTGATCGGCGACTCGTGCTTTGCGGGCTCCCCGAAGGGTGCCTACTACTGGTCGGACCGCATCCCCGAAACACTCGGCCGCGGGGGCTACCTGTTGCACCCGCGCGTCACCGGGCTCAGCCAGCACTTCAACCTGCTCGAACATGACGAGCCAGTCACCTACGACACCGGCCACCTCGCGGTGTGGGATGCCGGTGACTGGGAGGCGCTCGGCGACCTGATCGAATGGTCGCTCGGGTCTCCCGACGAGCGTCGAGCGACCGCCCGGCGTGGACGCGAGCACGTCATCCAGCACCACACCTACGAGGTTCGCGTTCAGCAACTCGTCGAACTTCTCACCGAAAGGGAACTACTGAAATGAACGACCTGGAACAACTCCAGCACAACCTGACCAACCACCCACCCGTCAACGACCGGGTCGTGCGCGACCTGGAGTTCATGCGACTGAAGGCGTTCGACTTTGGCGAGGTGATCCTCGCCAACTGCCCACCCAGCCGAGAGCGATCGCTGGCGATCACGAACCTGGAGCAGACGGTGATGTGGGCCATCGCTTCGATCGCCCGCAATCAGTCAGCAGAGGTGCCGGAATGAGCGCCTCCATGCCCCGACAGGCCAGCCCCCCGTACGGAACAGCCCATCAGCTCTACTTCGGCTTCAAGCCCGGACGCGCGTCCCGTGAGCAGCGCGAGGCAGCACAACGACCGGTGGCGGTTCGGCTGGCGCCGACGATGATGCGCCGCACCCACTGGCAGGATCACTTCATGCCGGTCACCGGCATGTGGTTGCCGAATGCCGACGCTGTTGACCGCCGGCTGTGGCACGGCCACTCGCGTCAGTCGCACCCGTTGCGTCGCAAGGCGAACAAGGCGAGCTGGGCGAAGATCCTGCGCGCCAACCGCCGGGCGTACCTCGCATCGAAGGTGACGTCATGATCGCCGACACCTTCATCGAGATCGGCGAGGAACTCGGCAATGCTGTCTTCACGGTCTGCGTGGCCGCCGTCATCGCCGTGTGGATGTGGAGCAAGGTGATGAGGCCGTGAAGTCCCGAGAGATCAATGAGAATCCTAACTGGACGTACATTGTCCCTGACACGATTGCCGACTGGGATGGACCGAGCGCGTGGGAACGCGTGCGCCTGGCGTCCATGCAGGCCCACCTGAAGCCCGGCATGGTCCTGTACGACGTCGGAACCGAGCACGGCTGGCTCAGCGCTGTTTACGGGGCGTTCACAGGTCATGGCAACATGGTTCTGATCGAACCGTCGCCGGAGATGTGGGTCAATATCCGCAAGACGTGGGACGCCAACGGGTTCGACGACCCGATCGCCTCGTTCCAGGCGTTCTGCGGTGAACGCCCGACATCACGAACCGCTCCGGCTTCCACGCCGTGGCCCGACTGCTCGGTCGGCTACGTCGAAGCCGACGAATGCCCGGCGATGGCGTACCGCTACATCGGCGACGCCGAGATCCCGACCACCACCATCGACCAGATCGTCACCTCCACCAAGCGTCCACCGGATGCGATCACCGTCGATGTCGAAGGCTTCGAGATCGCCGTCATGCGCGGGGCCGAGATGACGCTGCTCAAGCACCGCCCGCTCGTGTGGATTTCGGTCCATCCCGACCTCATGGAGCGCGCCGGATGGCCCGACGTGCAAGAGCTGTTCGACTTCATGACCGGGTTGGGGTACGGCCGCGAGTACCTGGGCACCGACCACGAACAGCACCACCTCTTCGTGCCGTTTGAGCGTGCGCTGTGATCGTCGCCGATTACTTCGAGCAGATCGTTGGCCGAGCGGACGACGGTGCATTCATCCAGGCGTTCGTCGACGTCGAGGGCACGTGGCACATCGCGGTGGGTCATGGCGTCGAGAAGCCTGAGCGTTTCTGGAGGCCTGACGACAATCCATACTCCGGCAACGTCGTCGACACGCTGAACGATCCAGCCCCGACACTTGACGACATCCTCACCCACATCGTAAGGAAGGTCCAATGACCGACCCGATTATTCTGCCGACGGCGTGCAACTGCACCCAGGACGGCCTGCCGTGCTGCGGGCAACCGGAGTGCGACATCGACTGGTGCCGGGACTGCGGCGACGAGTACACCGAACCATGCCCACGACACGAAGGAGTCGACCATGTTTGAAATGATCCATGCCTGCGCGGACCCCGAGCCCGATGGTGATGGCTGGTACTGGGCGCACTGCACGTGCGGTTTCCGGTCTGGACCAATGCCCGGCCGGGAGGACATGATCGACGAGCTGATCGCCCACGCATATCATGAGGGAGTGCAATCGTGCGTCGCGTCGTGATTCGTCTCGACTTCCTCAGCGACTTCGACGATGACGTTCGGTTCGGCGCGGCTGTGCTCTGCGCCATCGAACGATCACCGGAGTTTGCAACGGACGAGGACGGGACTCTTCGCTTGGTGCCGCGATCGACAGTGAGCGCACGCGACGACTACCACCCGAACGAGTGGAACAAGAGCCAGATGATCGAGGCCATGTGGGCCGAGATCGACACCCTCCGATCGGCACTGCGCTACCTGAACGAGTGGTGTCCGAGCAAACCACCACGGCAGGCAGAGATCGACCGTCTACTGGCAGCGCCACGCCTGCCAGGGCGCAGCCTGCTGCAACTGCGAGCACGGCTTGAGATGTCGAGAACGGCAGCAATCATGGACCAGTTGGTGGTGGACGAATGAGCATCACCGACCACATCTTCATCCCGCAGAGTCGCACCTCGAACGTTTGTGTCTGCGGTGAGCCGTCGTCGTCCCACGATGACCCAACACCCGTCGTCACCTCTTTCCACATGGAGACGAGCGCCGGGGGAATCCCGATCACGTTGTGCTCGTGTGGGCTGTTGATCTATCAGCCGATGGCGTTGGTCCACATGGAGACGTGTGGGTCGTACCGGCGGGCGTTGCGCGCCGGTACGGTTCAGAAGTGAAAGGGGGCCAGTACGTGACCCGCGTGGCCGTTATTTCCCCGCATTTAGACGCCGCATACTGTGCCAGTGTGGGGAAGGCGATCCGGGCGTACATGGCCGGCGACACCGAATGGTTCCCGCTCGGCGTTGATCTGCCCGACATCGGGGAACGGTTGTGCACGTACCTGCCGTGGTTCGGTGAGTCGAAGTCGATCTTCGTCTACGAGTACCTGCGCGGCCTGCTGCGCGACTCCGGCTTCATCGCTGTCACCCCGGCGTTGGAATGCGGCCAGTCGTTGTACGCGCCCCGTGAGTGGGAGGCCGGGTCGTTGGATGACCGCTGCCGGATGAGCCTGATCGTGGAGGCGTTGAAGTGACCGAGCCGGTCCCCGTCATCTGGTTGTCCCTCCATGAAGGCATCGACGCCCGCGGCCCGTGGGACACCGCCATCCTTGAACGACTGTTCAACGGCGACGAATGGGGGCACGGCATCGAGTTCGAGCACTTCGACGTCGTGTACTACATGCCGAAGGCGACCAACGAACGCTGTGTCGTCGTGCTCCCGGCCCGCCATCACTGCTCGGCTGACGACATCGCCGAGATCAATCAGATCCTCGGCGTCATGGACTCGGTGCTGCTGATCTTGTGCGGCGACGAGGAAGGCAAGTTCCCGTGGAAGGACATCCGGCATCCAAACATCCGCTTTTGGGTGCAGATGCCCGACCCCGACCACTACGCCGACATGCACGACTTCGGGTTCTTCTTCGGCAACGGCGCACCGCTGATCGACGACACGATGGGCGAGAAGACCAGCAGCTACTTCTTCTCCGGGCAGGCGACCAACCCTCGGCGCAAAGCGGCCTTCGACGGGCTTCGCCGGATGCGTCGCGCCAGCGGCAACCTGCAGATGACCGACGGGTTCGCCCGCGGGTTCGAGCGCGCCGAGTACCTCGGCAAGATGGACCGGGCGTGGATGGCCCCCGCCCCATCGGGCCCGCGGTCGGTAGACACGTTCCGGGCGTACGAGGCGCTCGAACAGGGCTGCGTCCCGCTCGTCGACCGGGCCACCCCGGCCGGCGAGAACCACTACTGGGAGTTCGTCTACGACGAGGTGCCGTTCCCGATCATCGAAGACTGGGAGATCGTCGGCGGGATCATCGAAGACATGCTCCCCTACCGGCACCTGATGTCGGCGCGCTGCTCAGCATGGTGGCAGCAGCGCAAGCGGGAGATGACATGGCGCCTGCGCCACGACCTGGCGAAGCTGGGCGTCGACGTGCCCGAGCAGAAGGTGACGGCGATCATCACCACCTCCCCGTCGCCGCATCATCCGACGTTGCGCATCATCCAAGAGACCATCGCCTCGGTCCGCCACCACTTCGGCGACGTCGAGATCATCATCGCCTGCGACGGCGTCAGGCCCGAGCAGGAGCACCTGCGCGAACGCTACGAGACATACCTGTACGACCTGTGCCGGTGGGTGGAGCACCGCACGTCGAACATCGTCGTCTACGTCGCCGAGAAGTGGCGGCATCAGGCGATGCTCACCTTCGAGGCGCTCACCCAACTCGGGTGCAACGAGGTGCTGCTGTTTCTGGAGCACGACACCCCACTGATCATCGACGAGACGATCGACGTGGAGAAAGCGATCGAGACGATCGACATGGGGATGCTGGACGTGCTGCGCTTCCATCACGAGGCGTACGTCCTGCAACCTCACGAGTACCTGATGGTCGATCACCAGACGATTGATCTCGCTGGCCTCCCCGTGCGTCGCACCCGGCAATTTAGCCAGCGACCCCATCTCGCCGGCCGCGACTACTACCTGACGGTCCTCGGCACCCACTTCACCCGCGAGTCGCGCACGATGATCGAAGACAAGATGCACAGCGTGTGCCAGTCGAACCCGTGGTCGAAGAACCGCATCGCGATCTACCACCCCGACACCGGCAACATCAAGCGGTCCGCTCACCTCGACGGGCGTGGCGACGAAAGCAAGTTCGAGATGGTCTACTAGGTCATGGCGATCCGTCTAGGGTTGATCGCCCGATCTGAGGTGGCGCGTGGGATCGCCCTGCAGTCCCGCAACTTCTACGACCACATGCCCGTCGACGACGTGCTACTGGTGCGGATGCCGCGACCCGACTGCAAGGAAGCCCCCGAGTGGTATCCGGGCGCGACGCACGCCGCCTACGACCCGATCCGTCATCAGCTCGACGAGGAACTCGTCACCGACTGGCTCGAAGGGCTCGACGTGGTGTTCACGGTGGAAACCCCGAACGACTGGCGGATGCCGCTGTGGTGCCGGGAGATGGGTGTGAAGCTGGTGATCCAAGGCAACCCCGAGTTCGTGCGTCACGGCCGGGAAGGGTTCGAGCATCTCGCCCACCCGGACCAGTGGTGGTGGCCGACGAAATGGCGCACCGACATCCTGCCCACCGGGGTTCACATGCCGGTCCCGATGCCCGACACGGTGCCGGTCGAACGCGACGACGCCGACGTCCCGCTGCGGGTGCTGCATGTCGTCGGCAAGCGAGCGTACGCGGATCGCAACGGGACCGAGATCCTCGTCAGTGCCCTTCGTCGTGTCCGGCGCAAGATGCACGTCACGATCATCGGTCTCGACGGCGAACTACCCAAGGTGCAGGCCGGGCCATCGAACCGGAACCTCACCGTCGAGTACCACCCCGACGGGTTCGACAACCACTGGGACATGTACCGCAACCAGGATGTGCTGGTGATCCCCCGACGCTACGGCGGGCTGTGTCTCGAACGATCCACGCCGGTTCAACGGAACTGGGGACCGCCCATTCCGATCGACGAAGTGAGCATCGGGGACTGGCTGCGCGACGGCGACGGATTCACGCAGGTCACCGCCCGCAGGGATCGAACGGTTGAGGAGTCGGTCTCCATCTCAGCTAGGGGAAAGACGCTGACGTCGTCAGTCGACCATCTTCACATGGTGGCCGATACGCCGGACCGAGCCCACCTGAGCGAAACGCGAGCGGAAGATGTCCGGCCGGGTCAGTGGGCGTTCGTTGCTCGTCCGGAGTCGGAGGGCTGGATGTCGGTGCATCTCGGCCCAAAGCCGGCGCGTAAAGGGTTGAAGAACTGGAAGGAGAGCATCCATCTCGACGCTGGCTGGGCCAGGATCATCGGCACCTGGCTGGCTGAGGGGCACGGTGGGTGGTATGACCGTAAGGGCCGAGACCGGCCGATGTGTGAGTTGACGTGGTCGTTCGGGGCGCGAGACGCGCACCTTGCCCATGAGGTCGTCCGGCTGTTGGCCGAACGGGGCGTGCGGGCGACCACCTTCGAGGCGTCGTCGTCTGGTTCGTACGGGCCGTCAACGATCCAGAAGGTCCGCTGTCGCTCTGAACTCCTCGGTCAACTGTTCGACGTCCTTGGCCTCGGCCTGCGGGCCGGAGCGGCAGGCAAGCGAGCGCCAGACCTGCACGCTTCTCTCGTTCCCGCCCTCATCGGCGGCTGGCTCGACGGTGATGGAAGCGAATCCAACGGGTCCATCACCGGATGGTCGCGCAGTATTGGGATGATCGACGACCTTTGGCGCCTGGCGGCGAAGGTGGGAGTGTGTGGCTCGATCACTCACGGCGGGGAGCGCCTGGACTTCAACGCTGATGCTGACGTGGCGGTGGTTGCCGGATGGTGTCACCGCGTGACGACCCAACGGGTCAGGACGCGCGCCACCAAGGGGGACGCTCGTCCGGTTGAGGGCGGCTGGATGGTTCGCATCAAGAAGGTCACCCGCCGGGCGGAGCCGTGCGATGTCGTAGCGATTGAGACGACGTCGGGAACGTACGTAGCAAACGACATCCTCACACACAACTGCCTTCCGGCGTTGGAGGCGGCGGCGTGCGGGCTGGCGGTGATGATGCCGGACTGCTCCCCGAACGCCGAACTGGCGTCGGTGCTCGTCCCGGTGCGCCGCGCTGCCACGCTCAGCTTGGCCGCTGGCACGATCCGCACCGCCGAAGTCGCGCCGCTCGACCTGTCGGAACATCTGGACCGACTCGCATGGGATCGCAACTCGCTCATCCAGGCGAAGGACACCAGCCAGGCGTTGGTCCCCCGCTGGTCGATGTGGAGGCAGCGGTACCTGGACCGTCTGCAGGAGGTGGTGTCGCGGTGAAGGTCGATGTGATCGCCAGCGAGCAGCACTACCTCGATCACATGCTGCCGATCTTCGAGTGCCTCCCCACCCGCCTGCAGGGCCACGTCTTCCCTCTCGCCCCAACTCCCCGCAAGCCACTGTTCGATCATGTGGCGATGGTGGCCGGATGGCAGGACGTGGTGACGTTGAAGGGCCGGGCGAAGATGATCTACGTCGAGCACGGCTGCGGCCAGGCGTACCTGGGCGACGAGAAGATGGCAACCCTGCCCGGCTACTCCGGTGGTGCGGAACGGCATCCGCGTGACGTGATCGGCTACATCTGCCCATCCGAGACGGTGGCACAGCGGTGGGGCGCGCCGGCGGTCGCCGTCGGGTGCCCGAAGATGAGCGCCTATGGCGGCGAGCAGAACGGCAAGCTGCGCATCGGTCCACTCGCTGCGTGTCTGGCGTTCCATTGGGATTGCCGGCTCGGGCCGGAGATGCGCTCAGCGTTCGACCATTATCGCCCCCGGCTGGCAGTGATCGCCGACTCGATGCGCGATCAGGGGTTCATCCCGTACGCCCATTCCCACCCGCGCTGGAACGGCTTCCTCGACGCGCTGTTCGTCGCCTGCGGGTTCGAGGTGCTCGCCACCGACCGCGACGTGTTCGACAAGGCCGACATGCTGATCATGGACAACAGCTCGCTGATGTACGAGTTCGCCTCCCTGCGCCGTCCGGTCATCGCGTTGAACGCCCCGTGGTATCGACGCGACGTCGAGCACGGGCTGCGGTTCTGGTCGCACGTCCCCGGAGTCCAGGTCGACTCACCTGAGCAACTGCTCGAACTCGACCTGCTGTCACATCTCACCAAAGACCCTGCACGAGCGCTCCGCAACGCCGCCGTGGCCGAGGCGTACGCGTCCACTGATGGCGGCGCGGCCCAGCGGGCGGCGGCATGGATTACTCAGCTCCTCGACTCGCGGTAGCATCCCCGCCATGACCTTCCTCGCCTGTGAGCCGTTCGCCGACGTCGACGCTGTGCTCGCCCGCGAAGAGTGCAAGGTGTCGGCCGACGACACCGACCTGATCCTCGACGCACTCGACGCCGCATCGGACATGGTCTACATCATGTCGGGCGGCAAGGTGACCGGCCGGTGCGTGAAGACGATGCGACCACTGCGCCGTGCCGGCTGCACCGAAGGTCGCGACGCCTGGTTCGACCAGTACGGGGTGGACTGCATCCCGCTCGTCGACAACCTGATCTCCGTAGACCTCGTCAAGATCAACGGCATCGGCCTCAACCTGGCCGACTACGGGCTCATCGACAACACGGTGCTGTTCCGCAAGGACAAGACGTTCTGGCCGACCATCAACGACCTGAAGCTGGCCGACACCGAAGACGGCACGTTCTCGATCACCTTCGCCTTCGGCTGGATGCCCGACTGGCTGGCCGTCTCCTCCACCGTCGAGGTGGCGCTCGCCCTGATCGACGACTACGGCCGTGGGCGCGGGTACTTGCGTGGTGTCACCTCCGGCAACGTGCAAGGCGCCTCGGTGCAGCTCGCCGCGGCGGCGGGTGATGTCGCGTCGCGTGGGCTGCCGATGCTCACCAAGTTCCTCGGGGTGTACGCCCCGCTCGGCGGGATGGCTGTCGGGGTGTGGGCGCCTGAGCTGGAGAACGGGTGGGTGCTCGTCGAGGTCGAAGGGCCCAGCGGTAGCTGATGGAGCGCCGCACCCCACTGAAGCGGACCCCGTTCGTCCGCCGCCGACCGAAGCAGTCGAAGACCGCCGCCCGGTCATCGGGTTCCGACTTCCATCCTTCGGTGCGAGGCATCATCGAACGTCGATCGCTGGGACAGTGCGAGGCGGGGGTCGCTGGCTGTACGGGCAGAGCGCATCACATCCATCACATCTTGCGCCGCAGCCAAGGCGGCACCGGCGAGGCCGACAACGGGCTCCATGTGTGCTCGTCGTGTCACCATTTCATTCACGCCAACGTCACCGAAGCCCAGCTTCGCGGGTGGCTGCGGCGTTCGGGCGGTTCGGACACGTAGACAGGGGGATAGCCCGGCTGGAATGCTGTGCGCGATCTTCCTGTACGAAAGGATCGGACCATGTCCACCAACATTGCTGGCGCCGCGAACATCGGCGAACTGGGGGCCTGCGTCGTGCGGGCGGCCCGTCTCAACTCGAACTGCGCACCCACTGGTGGCGTGAACGGCGGCATCGTGACCGCTGGCCTCGTCACCATGACGGTCGATCCGCAGATCGAAGAGGGCACGAAGTACGAGCCGAAGAACGCTTGCGGCTCGACGCTCTACACCGCCGAGCGCGACGACAAGATCTTGCGCCAGAACATCTCGGGCGAGTTCGGCTTCTCCGACTTCGAGCTGATGGCGCTCCTGTTCGGCGGCTCCGTCATTCTCGGCAAGGTCGGCGGCGACTTCGCAGGCGAGGTCATCGGCTACTACGACCCGCTCTACAACGCCGCCCCCCGCAACGGTGCGTACCTGGAGGTCATCACGACCGCCATCGAAGAGGGCGCCGGTTCGTGTGTCGCTTCCGACGGTGGCACCCCGGTGGCGATCGGTCACATCTTCGGCAAGACGAAGCTGCGTGCCGGTTCGGCCACCTACGCCGACCAGGTGATCAACGTCGCGTTCTCGGGCACCGGCACCAACAACCCGAACCTGTTCAACGGTCCGTGGAACGACTACCCCGGCGCCGGCTACACCCCGAACAGCTCGCACGTCCGGGTCGGCTACACGCAGGCCGAGTACGACGCCATCCTCGCAGCGGTCACCGTCGGCTACGTCGATCTCCCGACCGGAAGCTGATCCGTCTCCCCGACAGGGATCACACAGGGCCTCACCTTTGGGTGGGGCCCTGTTGCGTTTCCCCCCACACCTTCTGCGAGGTGAGGTGCCAGCCTTCGCACGCGTCGCACTCGTACACGCGTTGCGGGACGGTGTCGCGGGTGGAGCGGGCCTGCAGCCGATGCAACGCCTTGATCGCCTCGAAGTGGTCGCGGAACCGACGCTTGCGGGTGACGTTGCACCGTTCGCTCGCGCGGCTCATCGGTGCAGTCTGACACGGGTGGTACGTTGGCGACATGGTTCTTCCCGCACCCGACTGCACCTCCCCGTCCGAGGCGTGCTGCAACAGCATCTTCGACGTCGGCCACCACATCCTGACGCAGATGCTCGACGCGTTGACGGCGTGCATGGTGGACGGCTGCCAGCCGCTCGTTGCCTACGTCACCGTCGGTGAAGGTGACGCTGTGGTCGACGCGGTGACAGTGACCGCGACTTCGGTGGGGCCGATGTCGGGCACCCGTTCAGGGATGACCGTCGCAACACGAGCGGTGTACCTGGTGAGGCTGATCGAGTCGGGCTGGCCGATCGCACGCGCCGAAGGCGGGGCGTTCATCCCACCCGACCCATTCGAGCAACAGCGTGCGGTGGTGCACGTGTTCGCCCGTGCCGAGGCGATGTACCGGCGCCTGTTGTTCATGGCCGCCAAGAACACGATGGGCCCTCCAGGTGTGCGGATCGCGCAGGCGTCAGTGGCGGGGATCGTGTTCATCCCCCCGTCGGCCGGCACTGTCGGTTCGAGCATCTCTGTCACCGTGGACATGAACTGACATGACTGCCGCGCTGGAACGTGTGCGGGTGTCGCAAACCCTCGCCGGTTCCTCAGCGTTCGCCGCCGCAGTCAGCCGTCAGGTGGCACGCAAGCTGGCCGCTCGGCTCGACCAGGTCGGGCTCGACGCCGTCCGCCGCTGTGATGCGATCGTGTCGGCCGAACTGGTCAACGACCGCCCCGCCAATCGCCGGCGCGGGGGTCGACATCTCCTTGGGTCGTTCCGCCATGAGGTGATCTGGAACGGGTCGACGTTCCCGGTGTCGATCCGGTTGTTCTCGTTGGCGAGCCCGGTGAAGGTGAACGCGATGGAATCCGGCGCCGACCCGCACCCGATCAGCGCGATCAACGGCCCAACCCTGGTGTTCCCAGGGTTCAACGCCAAGAGCGGGAAAGGGGCTGGCGCGTCGACGTTCGTCGGCCAGTTGGGGGACACCAAGTTCTCCAGCGCTCGTGGCACATCACAGATCCGTCAGGCGTACGGCAACGCTGGCGTGTTGGCGCGACCGAAGAAGGTGGACCACCCTGGCAACCTGCCGCACTCGATGATGGAACGAGCGTTGAAGGCCGCGGTCGAGGCAGCGTTGAGTGGTGCCCGACTGTGATCCTTGCGTTGGGTGTCCGCCCGACCTAACATGTCCGTCATGGCCAACCCAAAGCGCACCAACCTCGACGACCTGCTCGGCGAAGACGAACCAGTCCTGACGAAGCCGATCACCTTGTTCGGGCGCGAATGGGATGTGATCTGCGGTCTCAACTTCTTCACCCTGTCAGCCATCGGCGCCGGTGAACCTGGTGCTGTCGCCCAGTTCTTGCGCAATACCGTCGTCCCCGACCAGCGCGACGCGTTCGCCACCGCCATGTCCGCCGCAGCGAACCTGGATGCCGAGAAGCTGGGCAGGATCGTCAACGCGCTGGTGGAGGTCGCGTCGGAGCGCCCTACGACACAGCCGTCCGTCTCATCGCGGCCGGCGAGCAAGCGGACCTCCGCGCCGAGATCAGTGGCACGCTCCTCCTAGGGTCCGGGTTGCGGCTGCGCGACCTGTCGCTGTCGGAGTACCTGGATTGCGTGTGGGCACTGAAGGTCCGCATCAACGGTGGGATGATGAACCCGTTCGAGTACCGGGATCTGATGAACGTCGCGTTCGGCTATTCGACCGAGACGGTGGATCAGGTGAAGAAGCGGTACGAGTCGAAGGGCGACACGAAACACCGGCCGGGCAAGGCTCCTGGGCCCCCGACGGCGAAGGTGTCGGCGACGGAGATGGCGAAGTTCCAGGCGATGGTCGCCAACGCTAAGCCGCGTCAGCGTCCCGCCACCGAGTAGCATCCCCGCTCGTGGACAATGCCGAGGGCTTTGATGTCAACTTCAAGCTGAGTGACGCTGCCCTGACGGCTATGAAGAAGGCGATCAGTGACGCCATCGGCGACGCGATTAAGCTGGGGTTCCAGAGCTTCAAGAACCAGGCGTTCGAGAACGCCACCAAGGCTGCCGCTCGGGAAGTGAAGAAGGTCACCGCCGCCAGTCGCGAGGCCACCAACGCCAACAAGGACTTCTTCGCCGGGATGACCACGGGGGAGGCTCGGGCGGCGAAGTTCGCGCAGTCGATCACCGAACTCGGCCTCGCTGTCGGGTTGCTGTCCAAGACGCAGGACCGGGCGCGTTCGCAAGAGCGCCAGGGGCAGATCACCGACCGAGAACGGTTCTCTCGCGCTGCTCAAGAGCGCCTGGCGATCATGAACCGCGAGACCAAGCTGACCGCCCAGTCAGCTCGTACCCAAGGCGAACTGCAGGTCAACGCGGCGAAGGTCGCTGGCAAGCAGCGGGTGCAGATCATGCGCTCCGTGCTGGAGACGATCGGCCGGCTGGAGAAGGCGCTCGGGGCGACGGTCACTGGGTTCGCGAAGACGGCCACCAGTGCGATCTCCCGCACCTTCACCACGCTCACCTCGTCGTTGCGGCGCAGCAACTCTGCCTTCACCCAAGGTCTCCCGTCGGAGCTGCGGTCGCGTGAGACGCTGATCCGTTCGTCGTTCAGCCGGCAGGAGAAAGAACTCCGCTCATCGACGATCCGCCAGCAGCGCATCATCCAAGACGCGCAGCGTCGAACTTCCACCGGCGTGCTCGGCGCCGCCACCGGGCGCGGCATCGGCGGCGGGATCGGGCTGCTCGCCGGGGGCGTGGGGATCGGGGCGTTGCTGACGTCGGGCTTCCAGCGGTTCTCCGACCTGGAGCGAATCAACAAGCAGTTCCTCGCCCTCACTGGCAACATCGACGATACGAACCAGCTACTCGCCCAGGTGAAGCAGTTCGCGAAGGAAACCCCGTTCGACCTTGTCGGTGTCGCTGATCTGGCGAAGGGGTTCCTGGCGATCAAGACGCCCGTCGATCAGGTGTTGCCACGGGTGAAGGCAATCGCCGATGCGGTTGCGTTGACCGGCGGTGGGGTGGACTCGCTGGACCGCATCCAGCGAGCCATTGGTCAGATCGTGTCGACCGGCAAGCTGCAAGGCGACGAGCTGAACCAGTTGGCGGAGAACCTGCCCGGTCTCAACATCCGTCAGATCCTCGCAGATCAGCTCACAGGTGGCAACGTCCAAGAGTTGACACGCCTGCAGGAGGCCGGCGAGCTGAGCGCTGAGGCGGTCGTCAACGGGCTGATTACAGGACTCGCCAGTGACCCGCGGTTGGCGGGGGCGAGCGCTGACCTCGCCAAGACGCTCAGTGGTCGGGTGGCGAACCTGAAGGAATCGTTCGCCGACTTCGGGGCATCACTGATCGGCCTCATCTCGGGCCCGTTGAAGCTGCTGGTCAGCGCCACGCAGATCGGCCTGCAAGGGCTGTCCGACTTCATCAAGGGTGAAGGGCTGGGGCCAGCCCTGACGATCGTGCGTGACGGCCTGCGCGGCGTGGCGATCGCCTTGGGTTTGATCTTCGCGGCGAAGGGCGCCGTCGAGGTGCTCGGCCTGTTGAAGTCGGTGATGGGGGCGCTGCTCACTCCGATGGGGGCGCTGCTGATCGTCGCCGGGGCGATCGGTGCAGCGATCTCGATCCTGTGGACCCGGTCCGGCGACTTCCACGACGCCCTGTCAGGGCTGCTGCGCTACATCAGCACCCAGGGACAGCGGATCTTCTCCGCGTTCGGCGACGCGATCAACACGGTCCGGGACGCGTTCTCCACCACTCACGAAACCATCACGCAGACCGCCGACGGGCTGGAGCGCAGCGCCGAACCCGCGAGCCGCACCTTCCGCAACCTGGCCGACACGATCAAGCGGGCGCTGTTCACCGCGACGACGTTCATCACTGAGAAGCTGATCCCCGCTCTCGCCACCGTAGCGATCTTCATCGGCAAGAACGTCGTCCCTGCAGTCTCGGCCGGGATCGGGATCATCGGCCGGGCCGCCAGCGCGGCGATCAGTTTCGTGGACCGCCTGGCGACAACCATCCGCCCGTTCATCCAGCCCGCGATCGACGGCTTCAAGGAACTGGGCAAGGCGATCGGCGGTGCGTTCGGTGGCGACTTCGCCGGCCTGAAGGGCGGGGCGGTCTCAGCCCTGTCGGGCATCGGCACGACGATCGCCGGAATCGCGTACGCGGTCGGTCAGGCGTTGTACCCGGTCGGCCAGAAGATCCTCACGTTCTTCAAGGATCTGTTCTCCGGCCCGAACCTGAAGAAGTACGCCTCCGCGTTCCTTGGGCTGGTTGAGGAGATCGGCCGGATCATCGGCACCATCGTGTCGTCCCCCGCGTTCTTGAAGGCTGTTGCCGCGATCGCAGCCGCAGCGGTGATCATCGGCTTCCGCTTCGTCGAAGGTCTCGCCCGAGGCATCGCCTCGAACCTTCCCGAGTTGGTGGGGATGTTGCGCGACGGGCTGGTCGCCGGACTAAAGGCGCTGTGGTCGAACCCGCTGATCCTAGTCAGCGCGATCGTTCTCGCCCCGCTCGCGGCACGGCTGTTCAGCCTATTCAAAGGCATCGGCACTGGGGCAGGCGGCGGGTTCCTCTCCGGGTTGAAGACCTCACTCGGCGGCGCACGCGACTTCTTGTCGGCGGCACTGAGTGGGCCGGGTGGCGGTCAGATCACTTCCCGCACCTCCGTCTTCGGTGCGGCGAGCAAAGAAGCACAAGGTCTAGCCAACAGCCTGCGAATTCTCGGGTCGTCTCAGCAGGTGTTGCTTTCCCCGGCATCATTCGCCTCGGCTCGGGCCGAGATCGCCCGGCTCGGCGACGGCATGTCGAAGGGGGCTCTTGCGGCGCTGCGGATGCGCGACAACATCATGCTGGCCGGTCGGGCTGTTGGTTCGGTCGCCACTGCCGTCGGCGGTGTGGCGTCCTCGATCGTTGGGGCGGGGCGACAGTTTGCCGAGTCCTTCAACCTCCAGCGGGCCCTAGCGGGCAAAGGCGGGAAAGACCCGTTCCATCCCATCGTTCAGTCGGCCTTTGCTGCATTCAATGGGATCAGGGACCATGCCAACGTCGCCTTCGGCGGGGTCGCCGAAGGATGGAAGACCATTGGCCGCTCGGCGTCGACGGCTTGGACCCTCACTCGTGTCGTTGCGTCCGAAACCCTGGACAAGATCAAGCGCGAGACCTCGACAGCTTTCGGCGGCGTTGTCCAGGGCTGGAAGACTGTTGGGAAGTCGGCGCAGTCGGCCTGGGTGATGACTCGGGTGGCACTGTCGGAGACGCTCGACAAGCTGAAGGGCTCAAAGATTGCCCAGCTCGGTGCCGCGTTTGGCTCCTCTCTTGGGTCTGCGTTCCAGACCGGCATCAAGGGCATCGGCAGTGCGTTCACGACGATGGTTGGGGAGTTGAGGCAGCGGGCCAAGGAAGCGGGTGTTGGCGTAGGTCAAGCGTTGGGTGTTGGGCTCCTCGCTGCTGTCGGTGGGTTTCTCGCTGGCAAGGCTGAAGGGGCGGCGGGCGGCTCGGGTATCACGAGTGCCCTCACTGCTGGTCTGACGGGGCTAGCCATCGGCGGGCCTGTCGTGGGGGCCGTGGCTGCCGGGGCATCGGTGATTGGCACCGCGTTCGGGAAGGCCGAACACGCCGCAAAGGTCTTCAAGGAGCGGATGAGCGAGATCGGCTCAACCGTGCGCGGCGACCTCGAAGCCGCCCTCAAGTCGGGCAAGATCGCCGTCCTCGACTTCAAGTCAGCGTTCTCCCTGAAGGGGGATGAGGGGCTGACCGACGAGATCACGAGCCTCCTCAAGACGGACACCAAGCAAGCGCTGCAGGACGCCGGGGTCAGCGCCCAGGAGTTGATGGCGGCGTTCCGCGAGGGGGAACCAGCGGTAGCGAAACTGCTGAAGTCGATCGGCCTCGTCTTCGATGACACCATCGGCTTCAACAAGGCGGAGCGCGCTGCCGCCGACGTGGGAACGGTGTTCGCTGGCGTCGCGACTGAGATCGCTCGAATCAACCTGGACGAAGCCTTCAACCCCACCAAGATCGACAAGGCCGCAACGTCGGCGAACGGCTTCTGGTCGCGGATGGTCGGCGGGGCTCGCGACTTCAACACCACCGCCTCCGCCGCTCGGGCCGTGCAGGATGCCACTGACAAGGTGGCCCTGTATGAGACCGCGCTGGAGACCGCCAAGGGCGCATGGGACAGCCTGTTCAACATTCCCGGCGACACCAACCTGCAGGAAGTGATCGACAACGCCCTCATCTCGGTCGACGGGATGGGCCCACGGATCGCCGACGCTCTCCGCACTGGTGGCGCATCAGCCGACGCCCAGGTTCGCAACATCATCCGCGACATGGGGACCAACATCGAGTCGGTCATCAAGAAGGGCGTGGAGGACGGGACGGTCCAGACCCCCGAGCAGGCGGCATACATCACGAAGGCGATCTTCGACGCCGCGGTGGCAGGCATCCCGACCGACTCGAAGGCGTATCAGGACGCGGCAGACGCGTACCAGGCGGCGATCGAAGGGGTCGTTCCGACGTTGCAGTCGATCGACTCCGCTGCCGCCACGCTGGCATGGGGGCAGGCGCTCCAAGATCAGGTCAGCAAGAACCCGCCGAGCGTCCCGATCGTTGCCGATGTTGAGGCGGCCACCGCCGCAGGCAAGGCGATGTCGGTCGCTGTCGACACTGGGTTCGGGGAGTTCCGTCCACCGGCGGCGCTGATGCCAGCATTCGACATCCCGGTCATCACTGCGGCAGGCAAGAAGGCTGGCGTTGCTGTGGGTGACGGGTTCATCGGTGGTATCGCCTCGAAGGTCGCCGCGGTTGCTGCGGCGGCAGCGGCGATGGCACGCAAGGCGGCGGCGGCGGCGAACCGCAACCTGGAGATCGAGTCCCCGTCGCGGGTGTTCCGTCGCATGGGCCGGTTCATCGGCGAGGGCCTCGCCGAGGGTATCACCAACAGCACCTCCGACGTCTCTGATGCTGTCACTCGCCTCGTCAACCGCGTCGTCGATGCTGCCCGCGCTGCGGGCTCGGGGGCGGCTGACGCCCTGCGTGGGGTCGGCTCTGCCATCTTCGACGGGATGGTCGGGTCCGGCGCTGAGGTGAACACCGGGGCGTCACTACTGGATGCTCGTGGCGCGATCACCACCGCACTCGATCAGCTTCGCGAATCGCTGTCCGGCGAAGGGTCGTCGACGTCGCTGAACATCAACGACGCCCTCGGGGTGCAGAACATCCAGCAGTTGACCGGCGCGTTCGACACGATCGCCGACTTCGGCCGGGTGATGCTCGCCCAGGGCGTCGATGCGGCCACCGTGTCCACCGAGCTACAGAAGCAGGTGGCGGTCCTCGTTCAGCTCGCAACGTCGCTGGGGTTCGATCAGCAGGGCGTTGAGGACATGGCGGCCTCGTTAGGCCTGTCTGGTGAGGCGCTCGGCGCGTTCGTTGAAGCTGCAGCGAATGCCGCCGCCGACCTGGCAGCGATCGCAGCACAGGTGGCGCAGATCGACCTGTTCAACCAGAGTTTCGGTTCCCAGGCAACCGGCCCCGGAACCAGCGGTGCGTTGAACACGGCGACCGCCGGGGTGACGAACGCGGTCCAGCAGGTGTTGTCGGACTGGGATTCGCAGATCGCCAAGGTGTTCCAGATCGGCTCGACCGACCCGACGAAGTTGACCGCGTCGGAGAAGGTGATCTGGGATGAGATCCTCGCCGGCAAGGTGTTCTCGTTCGATCCGACGTCGGTGCTCGGTGCCGGGAACCTGCAGTCGTTGACCGGCGCGTTCGACGCGATCGCGAAGCTGGGCTCCACCATGCTCGGGCAGGGCACCGACGCTGCGACGGTCGCTGCCGAACTGCAGAAGCAGATCGACGCTCTCGCCGCGAAGGCCGCAGCCCTCGGGTTCGACTCTGCTGCCACTGCTGCTGTCGCGGCGCAGTTGGGGCTGTCTCCCGCGGCGATCGGTGACTTCGTCCAGAACGCCGCCGCTGCCGCTGCTGCTGCGACCGCGCCCAACCCGAACGCTGCTGCCGCTGCTGCCGCCGTTGCGGCCCTGCCCCCTGCGGCGATCCCCGTGTACCACCCGCCGACTGCGACCAGCGGTGGGAGTGGTGGGCCGTTCACCCCGTCGGCTGACGCCGAGGCTGCGGCTGCTGCTGCTGCTGCTGCGGCGTTCCAGCCGCCGTCGGGCGGTGTCTCCAACTTCGGGGCCGGTCTGTCCCCTCAGGAGTTCATCAACGCTGTTGCCCCGCCGTTGGCTAAGGTCATGCTGCAGGCGCTACGAGCGGGCGGTAGGTGACGATGGCTGAAACCGATTTCACCAGGGTGTGGCTCCATCTGGCGTCCGACCTGACTGACAGCCTGGAGCTGAACCTGCCAGCGAACGGGTGGACGTCGCCGCGCTCGGGCGTCGGCGAGACCCGCCGGCTGGCCGCCGGCCGCACGGTGGCCGTGACGCGCCCTGGCACGACGCGAGTGGCGAGCGTCTCGGTGATCATCACCGACCGCGACCAGGTGTCGTGGCTGGAGGAGAAGATCAACCGGCAGGTGTTGGTCCGGTCTCCTCGCGGTCATCGCTTGTGGGGTACCTACCAGGTGGTCGATGTGCCTGAGCCGACGGGGCGGAACTACAACGCGATCTGCACGCTGTCGGTGTCCGAGGTGACGGTGAGCGAGATCGTATGACCGTCGTCAGCCTGATCTCTGCGCCGGTCACCGAGGTTTCGGCCGGGGTCGACTTGTTGACGTCGACGAACGTGTTCGTGGAGGACATCTCCGCCGACCTGAAACCCGACTCGTCGACGATCGTGCGGAACATGGCGAACAAGGTCCACGGCACCTGCGACCTGTCGTTGCAGCGCGAACTGAACTGGGGGAAAGACCGGGTGCGGCCGTGGGTGGAGATCTCCGCCGACGGGGAGACCACCACCCGCTGGAACATGGGCGTGTACGCGATGGTCACCCCGACCCGCGAGGCTGGCGAGACGCCTGCCTTGTGGCGGGTGCAAGGGTACGACCTGTTGACGGTGCTCGACTCGCCGTACGGCTCCACCTACTCGGCTGCCGCGGGCTCGGTCCCGTTGACGCTGATCGCCGCCTTGCTGACCGCTGCTGGGGAGACCAACGCGATCAGCCAGGCCGGGATCGCTCTGACGTTGCCGGCGGCGAAGACGTGGCCGATCGACCAGGACAACACGACGTTGCTGATCATCAACGAGTTGCTGGCTGCGATCGGCTACGGGCCGCTGTGGTGTGACCGTGAGGGCAGGTTCCGATCCGACCCAATCGTGGTGATGGCATCGAAGTCGGCGATGTGGGCGTACGACGCGGATGACGAGTTCACAACCACTGTCGGGATGGACCGCTCCGTGGAGGCCGACTTCTTCAACACCCCGAACCGGTGGGTGTTCATCCGTGATGATGCGGGCGAGTCGGTGGGCGCGGAAGGGTCCGGCATCTACACGGTGTCGAACACCTCGACCGGCCCAACCTCTCAGGCTGGGCGTGGTCGCACGATCAACAAGATCGAACGCCTCCAAGCCACCTCACAGGCGGCGCTGATCGCGCAAGGCAACGCGATCGTCGCCGCCGACATCCGCGGCGCGGCGTCGATTGCCATATCCGTGCAGACCAACCCCGAGCACTGGCATGATGACGTGGTGACATACGTGGACGCGCAACTCGGGGTGAGCGGCAAGTGGGCTGTGGCTGAGTGGCGCCTCGACCTGGGTGGCGCGTTGATGTCGATGAAGCTGGAGTCGATCTGATGTCCGACAGCGCATGGGGCCTGGTGTCACAGGTGGCCCCTCTCCTGGTCCGCCTCAACGGCGACGTATCCACTGACACTCCTGTCGCGTTGAAAGACTCGGGGATGACGTTCTCGGTCAACGACAAGGTCGGCCTGCACCGCTTCGGCTCGCAGTGGGCTGTCGTGGCGAAGCTGGTGGCGACATGACCGAGGCCGAGAAGATCGCCGCTGCGGTCGCACGTCGCGCTGACGGGATCGCTGCCGCCGGATCGAAGGCCGCATGGGTCGCTGGGCTGTTGTCGGCGACCGTTGAGCGAGTTGTTGACGATGACACCGGGATCACGGTTGATGCCGAGGTGTCAAGCGATGCGCCTGAGGTGGCCGGTGGGGTCGTGAAGGCGGTCTCCCCGCAGGTTGTGGTGTCGGTGCGTGGCCGGTTCGTGTGCCCGGTGGCGAAGGCGTCGGGGTCGGCTGTTGTGGTCGGGTTGCCGGTGTTGGCCGTGCGGCTCGGTGCCGCTGTTGTGGTGTTCCCGGTGGAGGTGCTCTAGATGGCCGTCGACATCGTTGCAGCAGCGAGTAGCCGTGTCGCCCAGCGGTCGATGGCGGCTACCTCGACTGGCCGCATGTGGGTCGCTGTCGGCAACGATGGCTCGAACAAGATCGAGATGTGGTATTCCGACGACTCGGGTGCCACATGGACGGAGAACACGGCGGCCGAGATCACGTGGACGGGCGCGGCTGGCCAGAACTTCGCGCTATTCATCGACGCCGACGATCACGCGCACCTGGTCTACGACACCAGCGCCCCGGCGATCGAGTACCGGCGCAACAAGTCGATCTCCGCCACTTCTGCGTGGTCGGCGGCCACCAGTGTCGACACCGTCGACCTCGGGTACTCGCTCCCCGACCTAGTCGCCCATCGTGAGGGCACCGGCTGGAAAGCGCACCTGCTCTACAAGGCCAACACCACCGGCCCTGGCGAGTCGATGAAGTACACGCCGATCACGATCACGTCAGCCGACGCGATCACGGTGGGCACGAAGACCACGTTCGCCAGTGGTAACGCCGTGTCCACCGGCGGCATCGACTTCCATCACACTTCCACCGACGAGAAAGCGATCCAGAGTTCCACCCCGCACCTCTACATGGTGTGGACCGAGACCTCGAACCTGGTGAAGTTCGTCAAGTGGTCCTACTCGGGCGGCACGTGGACGGCGGGCACCGTCCGCACCATCTACTACGGCGCTGCCGCACCAAGCGCGCAGATGGTGTTCGACGGAACGCGTGTGGTCATCACGTTGATGGACGGGGTGAACGTCGGGCTGTATGAGCGTGACGCGGCAGACACCACCACCACCACCCGCGCCGGCGGCGGGTCCACCCTGTTCGGCTACAACATGACCTACGACGCCGACCAGAACGTGTGGTACATCGGCTTGGCCTCAACAGACCTCAAGGGGCTGCAGTGGATTCGGGCCACGAACACGTGGGGCTCGCTCCAAACCCTCGACACCGACGACCCCAGCATGGGTGTCGCGCTCCGACGGTATGCGGGCAACACGATCCCGATCGCGTACGGCACCACCACGTCGAACAAGGTCCGCTACGACACCTCCGTCAACAACGTCGCCCCATCCGCCCCGACATGGGTGAACACCGACAACGTCGGCGCGGACGTTGGCGCGGCGCTGACGCTCGACTGGAACTTCGTCGACGACAACCCCGGTGACGCGCAGACCGCGTACACGTTGCGCCGTCAGATCGGTGCCGGCGCGTACGCGTACTGGAAGGCCGGCACATCCACCTGGGATGCGGCAGTGCAGAAGATCACGTCATCCACCTCGGCAGTCACGCTTGCCTCCGGTTGGGGCGCTGACGGCGATGACGATCACAAGTTCGCGGTCCTCGTTTACGACGTCCTCGACACCGTCTCGGTCTACAGCGCTGAGCTGACCGTCACCCCATCGGTGCCGTCGGTCCCGGTGATCACCACCCCGGCCGACGCCGGGACGGTTGCGTCCGCGTCGTTGACCGCGGTG